AACGTCTCACAAGAAAACTTGCAGATGTTTGATAAAGCTAGACAACTTGCAGATGAAAGCACTGGTATGCCTTCGTTCGCTCACGGGCAGACTGGAGTTTCAGGCGTAGGTAGAACTGCTAGCGGTATCAGTATGCTTATGGGTGCAGCTAGTATTACAGTTAAGAGTGTTATCAAGAATGTTGATGATTACTTGCTTAAGCCAGTAGGCGACGGCTTGTTTCACTTCAACATGCAGTTTGATAACGACAAAGATATCAAAGGTGATCTAGAGGTAAGAGCTAGAGGCACTGAGAGCTTGATGGCTAACGAAGTTAGAAGTCAGAGACTGATGCAGTTTCTCGGCATTGCTAGCAATCAAGTACTTGCACCTTTCGCTAAGTTCAATCACATTCTGGCTGAGCTTGCTAAGTCTCTTGATCTTGATCCAGACAAAGTTGTCAACTCTATGGACGACGCTCTGCTTCAAGCTGAGATTCTCAAAGGTATGCAGGCTGAACAAGCTCAACAACAGCCTCAGCCAAACCAAACGCCAGCAGGCACTAACCCACAAGTACCAACCGCAGGTGGTGGCGGTACTATAGGAGTAGGCCCACCTAATGTTCCGGGTCAAGAAGGATTCTCAGGCAATGCCCAACCACAACCACAACAAGCCCAGCCATCAGGAGGTGCAGCAGCGCCTCCGCCCTCTATACAGTAACCCTAACTTGTGGGCAGCTTTTGTAGAGTATGTTGAATGTATGACGGACTCACAGCACAGAACACTTGAGACTGCGGCTACAATGGAGCGTGTAGCTCATGCTCAGGGCTACATTAAAGCCTTAGCGGACCTTAAAAGATTAGAATTGATAAAGAATGCCTGAGTCCAAAAAAGATCAAACAGTAGAGGCTTTAGGTCTAGCTAAAGATACAACCCCTGTACCCAGAGCTAGACCGCAGGCTCAGCAGGAAGCCCCTCCACCTCTTAGTGCTAGAGCAGCCCCAGTGGAGAGTAAAAAAGAAGAAGAGCCTGTAACTCCAGAGAAGAGGACAGACGTACCAATCCGGCCATTGGAGCGTATAACTAGAAATGCAGCATACGCTCTGGGTGTAGAAGATGCTATAACTAAAGCTAAACAGCTGTCAGCAAATGAACGCCAGTATAATAAGAATTTTAGACAGGGGCGTTTAGATAACGATACTGGAGAAGACACACTAAGGCACCTATTAGGCGGCGGTTTAATTTATGGAGATAGAGATAAACTAAACGTACTTGAAAAGCTGGGTAGAAGCGTAGCAGGAACGTATTATGACTATAGAGAGCAGACATATTTAGGCGGCAAATCTGCACACGAAGAGAATAATATTGACCTCAATAACAATGAGTATGGAAGGCTCTTAAGAGCACGGTATCCTAAAGAGGGCGATTTCGTAAAGCACTCTATACAAATAGTAGAGGCTTTAGGAAAGAACCCGAAGTTGGCTGAAAACTTCGCTATTAAAAATGAAGACGGAGAGTGGGTTGCACCTATGCTAAGCTCTGTAGGACAAGACAAACCAAAAGGATTTGCAGAGGGCGGAATGAATACAAACATGAATGACGAAATGAGCAGCATGATGCAAGAAGCACCTGAAGTTGATCCTGTATCTGGCAACGAAGTGCCTATTGGCAGTGAACCTAAAGAAGTAAGGGATGATATTCCAGCTAAGTTAAGCGAAGGCGAGATGGTCATTCCAGCTGATGTAGTCAAGTTCTTCGGTGTAGAGTACTTTATGAAACTCCGAGACAAAGCTAAGAAAGGCTTTTCTCGTATGGAAGAGATGGGCCAGATGGGCAACGGGGATGCTGCATCCGGTCCTGATGAGCTATTCAGTGAGGGTGGTGGAGAAGCAGAAGAAGAAGATTTGCCTTTCACTCTAGAAGATTTTGATGTAGATGAAGAGGGGCCAGTAGAGGCTAATGAAGGCTTGTATGTAGGCGATAATGATATTCTAAGTGGTATATTCGGTAATAATGCTAGCTTTGATACAGGCACAGACAACTCTAACACAGACAATACCCCAACACCGGACCCTACAGAAGCGCCAGACTTTGACAACACAGATGCGGATGGTGAAGATTTTCAAAACTACTTTAAAGACAATCCGGGCTTCTCTCAAGCTGACTTAGTGGGGGGCTTAGGCGAAGGTGACGCGGGTCTGAAGAATTATAATTATCTAGTAGGCAACCTCTTTGGAGAAGATTCAAACCTGCTAAATAACTTAGATATTTTTAATCAAGTCAATAACTCTACAAGCACTACGGGCAACCCTATAGATGCTTTTGCAACATTACCCGCGGACCAGCAACAAATTCTAACAGGTATAGTTAGAGGTAATCTTGAAAAAATAGGGGGCGATGCTAGTGATACGCAAGCTGACACTACTGTTTCTGTATCTGAGTTATCTAGTATTCCCTCTGAACAAAATCTAGCTGCATTACAGAGCTTTGCATCTATACCTTCCAGTATTATAGGTATAGCGGATCAGCTTATGGGGCAGGCTATTAACCCTTTAGGTAGAGCCTCTGCTCCATTAGGCTTAGCTCAAAGGGGTATTGCTGAGATAATGGGTATAAGCTTCGAACAAATTAATAGTATTGCCAGTGTACAGCAGCAGCAGGCTAAAACTGCTGCCCTACAAATGGCTCACCAACTAGCCAATATGACACCCGCTGTGAAGACAGAGTTAGCAGTCTTAGCACAGCTTAAGTCTGCAGGTATTGATCCAGAGTCTTTGACTGAGAATCAACAAGCAGTCTCTTTTGCAGACCCCGTTACGGGTGCAACTACAGTTGGTGTAGCTTATGGCACTCCGGGCAAAGGTTTTGGTCACATAGGTGTACCGAGTTCCTACATGAGTATGGAGGTCGTAGCTAATGTTAACCCAGATACTATATCTCCTATTGGACCCCCCTCTCAAGAGGCTCTAGATGAAATTAGCACAGCAGCGGAAGTTCAAGCTGCAGTTGGCTCTACAACACCTGCTGAAGATGTGTTTGGGGGTATTACAGGCTACGGCAATCAAGATGTAGATAGTATGATGGGTTTTGGTAACGCTAATCACGGGTATGGGGACTTAGGGGAAGAAGAAGCAAACCCCGACGGTAGTTATGGAAGCGTAGATAATGTCAATGACTTTGGCGATGTGGATGCTTACGGAAACCCCGACGCAAGTATAGATGATATCGGTTTGGGTGCTGATATAGGGGCGGGTCAAGAATCTATTGGCGGCTCCGGTCCGGGCGGAGGTGCGCCGGGCGGCCCCGGTGACGATGGCAGCGGCGAGGGCGGTGGTGACAGTGGAGGCGGCAGCAATGATCCGGGAGGCGACGATGGCCAACCGGGCGATGCATACGGTCGCGGAGGCTTCGTAAAGAGGCGTAGGAAAAAGAAGAAGCAGTATGCTAAAGGCGGACTAGCAACGCGAAGGTAATTTGCTAGATACTGGCTACCCGACCCCCTCTTCTGTATGTAACAGAGAGGCCACGGCGGCCCCAACTAAAGAAGTAACATAATATGCCTGAACTAGATCAAGTTGTAGTACCCGAGAAGCGTGGCTTTATTAGCCAGCCTAATAGTAATCAAGCTCGTATTCAGAGGGATGAAGAAGAGCTAGCTGCTCTTATGGCAGGACAGAATGCTGAAGCAGAAGATGATCCCGATGCAGTTGTAGAGGGTGCAGCAGAGCCAGAGCCTGAAGGTGCCGAAGAAAAAACTTTCAAGAAGAGATACGGAGACCTCCGTAGACACTCACAGAAGCTAGAACGAGAGTATACACAGAAGCTAGCAGACATGCAAGCTCAGCTGGATACAGTAACTAAAGAGGGTATTCAGCTACCCGCGTCGGATGCAGACATCGAGAGCTGGATGGCTAAGTACCCCGAAGTTGCAGCTATTGTTGAGAGCATTGCCCTTACTAAAGCTAAAGAACAGTCTGCAAGTCTAGAAAGTAGACTTGAGGCTATTACTCAGAAAGAGGAAGACACAGAGAGACAGAGGGCTGAAACTATTCTTATGCAGCTCCATCCAGACTTTGCAGAGATCAGAGACGATGACGCCTTCCACACGTGGGCAGATGAACAGCCTGCGTGGGTGCAGAAAGCTCTTTATGAAGATGATAAAGACGCTAGATCAGCAGCTAGAGCTATTGATCTGTATAAGATTGATAAAGGCATCTCTGATAAGCCGAATAAGAAAAGAAAGCAGTCAGCAGACGATGCAGCAGCTTTTGTGAACAGTAAGACAGCTCGTAATAGCCCTCAAAGTGACCAGACTAACTCTATTAGAGAGTCTGACGTAGAGAGAATGTCTATGGACGAGTATGAGAAGAATGTAGATGAAATCACTCTAGCTATTCAAGAGGGTCGCTTCATCTACGATCTCAAAAAGAAGTAACTTGACTTTTAGAAGTAAAAACATATAACTACTATGCAAACGTAGCCGAGTTAGAGGTGTGACTACAGAAGCATCTCTAACTCCTACCTACATCTACTATTGAAACACACAGCAACTAACAATTTATCTAGACTCACCTATTTGCGTGTAGCCCGTTATTATAGAAGTTGGCCAACTAATATACTAACGCACCCTCACAAGTATAGCCTCTTTGAGATGTTGTAGGTTAGCATCTGACGCTAAATGAAAGGATTGCCCTAATGGCATTTTCAACAGCGGCGGGGTACGGTAATCTTCCTAACGGGAATTTTAGTGCTACTATCTATTCCAAACAGGTGCAGCTTGCCTTCCGCAAGAAGTCTACTGCACAGGATATTACTAACTCCGACTATTTCGGTGAAATCGCAAATTTCGGTGACACTGTAAAGATCATCAAAGAACCGGAAATCACGGTCAGACCTTACACTCGTGGTTCGGTCATTCAAGCTCAAGACCTCGACGACGAAGACTTCTCTTTGACCATCAACAAGTCGAACTATTTCGCCTTTAAAGTTGATGACATCGAAGAGGCTCATTCGCACGTAAACTTTGGCTCTCTTGCCAGTAACCGCGCAGCTTATCGTCTTGCTGACAATTATGATCAAGACGTTCTAGCTTACATGTGCGGCTACAAGCAGAGTGCTAATCACACTGTTGGTGACACTGTTAATACTACTGTTAACGGCTCAGTTGCAGTTAGTACTGCTGGCACGGATGAATTGCTTTCGAGCATGAAACTAGAGGCTGACGACTTCGGTGGTTCGGCTGGTAATTCTATTGGCATTCAAGCTCGTGCTCCGGGTGCAACTTCTACTGTTCCGGGCTCTGGTAACGCCTATGTCTTGCAAGTAATTGCTCGTATGGCCCGTCTACTAAACCAGCAAAATGTGCCAATGGAAGCTCGTTGGCTTATTCTTGATCCAGTCTGCAAAGAGATTCTTCAGGACGAAGACTCTCGCTTGTTTAATTCCGACTTCGCCGGTGCTAACAGCGCCCTTAAGAACGGTCTTATTCTAAGTGACCTTCACGGCTTTAAGGTGTACTGCTCTAACAACCTTCCGGTTATTGGAACGGGCCCAGCCACAACGGGCGGCACGAACGCTAGTAACTACGGCCTAATTGTTGCAGGTCATAGTTCGGCAATCGCTACCGCTGAGCAGATCAACAAAACCGAATCGTATCGCGACACTGACAGTTTCGCCGATGTCGTTCGGGGTATGCATCTGTATGGCACAAAGATTCTCCGTCCAGAGGCTCTTGTGAACGCCAAAGTTAATTTGGTATAAAGGGAGTATTGAATAATGGCTTTAGGCGATAACACAACTTCCGTAGCTCACGGCGCTACTGCCCGAGGGCGACAGCCTTACATGATCGAGTATGTGCTTGACTTTGCTCAAG